TATTAAAAGATAAATTGATGCAGTTATCGACAGTTATATTTAGCGGATTTCCTAAATGATAGTAGATAAATATAAACCGCTTGAACAAGAGGATGTGCAAGCCATCCAGCAAGCCGTCAATGATAGCCCTATCAGTCAAGAGAAAGAATTGTACACGACTAATGCTTTATGCGAAGTGTATAGGGCTGTAAAAAATATATTAGGAGACCTCAAATTAAATGAGAATGACCCTGATAGTCCACCTTTGTTCCGTACCATAAAGTTAAATAATGGACAACTAAGTCGCTTGAAAAATAACAAGTGGAACAAAGAGTACGCCATTGCTTTCCCTGCCGTATTCTTGCACTTTATTAATGTTTATTATTTAGTGCAACAATCACGTATTGGTGAAGGTCGCGCGACTATGCGTATTCAATATGTTCTTAACCGATTAAATAACAGCGATACAGATCATGAACTGGAAGGCTATGAACTATTTCAAAGAATCAATGCTGCGATTCAAGACCGCAAACATGAATTTCCAGCATTAACAGAAAGGTTCCAACTAACATATTTTGACCAACCAGAGTCTTTTGATGATGGGCTGCAACCATTTTGGATAGATTATGAGGTTTGGTTTTCAGAATATTCTTCGTATCGGTATAAGAATTATGTGGATAGATATATAGTAGCTCCACCCTTTACAAACCACTCAGACCAAAATCAGGAATGCAATACTGATGGTCATGACAATCATAAATCTCCAACTATTGAAGATGCGGCAGGTTTTAGTGCCTAATAATCATGTGATTTTTACAACTTTTTATTTCAACAAATTCTATTCTTCAGAAAATCAAAGAAAACAATGGACACAAACAAATTGAAATATGTTGTAGGCAAGGCTTCTAAAGATGCACCTGCTATAATCCGCTTTTTTGGTCCTGTAGATAGCTATTCGACTCAATGCTTTAATGAAGAGTTCTTGTGGCTTCAGAATTGTGTGCAACCTTCTAAGATTGTTGTGCTTATTAATTCTGATGGAGGCTCCGTCATGTATGGAATGAGCACATTCTCAATTATTCAATCTTGTCCTATTGAAGTGGATTGTGTAATTGAAGGTATTGCAGCTTCGATGGGTAGCGTTATCTGGGCCGCTGGAGACCATCTTTATATGCACGATTATTCAATCCTCATGATTCACAATCCTTTCATTTATGATAAGGACTCTGATGACGAAACGGTAAAGAATATGCTCAATGCCTTTAGAGGTCAGTTGGAGACTATATATCAAAAACGCTTCGGTCTTACTAAGGAAAAGGTTAGAAGTATCATGGATGGTGAAGGTGATGCTGATGGGACTTATTTCAGCGCAAAAGAAGCTGTAGCAGCCGGTATTCTCCCCGCAACTAATATTTTGAAAACCTCAAAACAGGTATGCGATAAAGTTAAAAATCAAATTGAAGGTGTGACAAGCGCAACTTCTTTACGTGACATCATGGCTTCTATGGCAGAAGAACTTGATGAAAATAAACTTCTGGAGAAGTTAGTTGCTATTCATAATCAAAATGAACAAAATTTTCAAGAACAAAAAGTAATGGAAAACAAAGAAAATGTAAGTTTTGGTGCTGTATGCGCACAGCTTGGTTTTTCTAACGATGTTCCTGTAGCGAATGTTTCCAGCCGTATTACCGATTTGCTGAAAGCTGAAAGCGATTTGAAAGATGTCAAGTCACAGTTGAGCGAGTTGCAAATCAAGTATCAAGGTAAGGAAGCTGAAGTTAAGAACATGGGCGATGAACTTGCTGAAGTGAAGGCTTCTTTACAGAAGTATCAGGATGCTGAGAAGGCAGCTTTGGCGGCTGAGATCGAGAATACAGTACAGGCGGCTATCGAGGCCGGCAAAATTGATGAGTCTGCTAAGGAGTCATGGGTTGCAATGGCTAACACCAACTTTGAGATGGTAAAAGCTACCCTGGCATCAATCCCAGGTCGTGACAAGGTTAGCAAGGAGATTGCAAATGACCCTGAGAACATTAGTCATGTTCAGGACGCAATGAAGACAGCAGAAGAGAAGATGGCCGAGAAGGTTCAGGCTGTTGTCGGCGAAGTTGAATTTAAGAAATTCTAAAAAGTACAAATAAATGGCAGGAACAATTAATTATGCAGGTAATACCTATGCAGGTGAAGTCTTAGAGGATTTGCTGGTATATACCGCGCAAGGTAATGACACCTTCCGTGAAGGTCTTGTGCATATTAAGCCTGGCGTACAAAAGAAGTTTACGCTTCCTCACGTATCGCTTGGTAAGATTATTCAGGACAACAAGCCTACTCCTACTTCTACTGAAGGTGGTGTTGGTGCAGATGGTCTGAACCAGTACACTCACTCGGAGCGTTACTTGGAGCCACAGGATTTCATGGTATATCTTGAATTTAATCCTCGTGATTTTGAGGAGTATTGGAAGCCTTTCCAACCAGAAGGCGAACTTATCTTCCGTGAGCTTGATCCAAAGGTACAGGCAACTATGCTTCACCTCTTAATTGACCGTAAGGACGAGTATCTTGGTGACTGTATTTGGTGTAGCAAGAAGGGCGGCGATGACAAGTCTATTACCGCACCTGCTGATAGCACTGTAATTGGTGGTGAGTCTGCTGCCGGCCCTATGAAGTATTTCGATGGTGCCGTTGCTCGCGTAATCACTAACATCAATAGCACAGACACTAACGAGAAGGCAAGTGGTCAGGTTATCGTAGCTGGTGATACTACTCTTATGACTGGTGAGCAGGTAGAGAAGGCTCTCTATGCTATGTGGCTCGCATGTCCTAAGAATCTTCGTAAGTCTAATGCTCTGAAGTTCGTTATGGGCTGGGAGGCATGGGATCTTTACGACCAGTATCTCTCTGCAAAGGACGTGAAGTATTCAGAAAATGCTGACGTGAACAAGTACCGCTTCAAGGGTAAGAAGATCGTTGTGATTAATGGTATTCCAGAGCACACCATCTTCCTCGGCAAGTTCACTACCGGTATGGATTCATGTTTGTGGATGGGTGTTGACTACGCTACTGACCAAGAGTCTGTAAAGGTTGAGCGTCTGCAAGCTAACTCTGAGTTGTACTTCTTCCAGATGCGTATGAAGGTCGATGTTAACATCGTACTTCCTTCTGAAATCGTAGTTTGGACTGCGTACAAGGCTACAACTTAATTGAAATCAGTATAGATTATATAAACCTGGGGAGTGGAGGGACAGGCTCCATTCCCCTTTTTAGTTAACTATTATGGCAAAGAAGAAAGCAGAAGTTCCCGCAGTAGAAACAGCGGTAGTTGAGTCTCCTGAAAATGTACCAACTGCGGTAGAAACAACACAAGAAACAACTGAAGAGGTTGTTGAACAGCCTCAACCAGAGAATAGTGAAGAGATGCCTGAAGCGCAGGTGGAGCAACCAGCAGAGCAGGTTGAAAAGCCTAAAGCGAGTGCGGCAAAGAAGGCCCCTGTAGAGAAGGACATTCCAGCCAATGTGCAAAGTATTTTGAAGGCGTTCTACAATATGCCTGAATTGTATGTCAGCACTACTGGTCGCGTGTTCTCTCCAAGTGCTAAACCTTCATTGCGTGGTAACGCTATTCTTTACAAAAATCCCTTTTATAATTCTAAATCATAATAAACAATGGCATTAGGTGGCGTATATATGACTGATACCGATGGCAATATTGGAAAAGAAATTTCTAATTTGACCGAGAAGGTATGCGGTTTGTTATTTGACATTTCGGCTCAGCCAGATTTCTGGACTAAGGGTCCTGGTGCTACGTTAGCAGAATCATTGAAGGACAACGTAATTGAGTTAAACAGTCTTGATGACGCTATTGCTGCTGGTATCACTGCTTATACCGGCGAAATGGATGAGGATGGAACAAGCAAGGATTTCTTACATGGCATTCCTTATTACCATATCGAGCATTTCTTCAAGTTAGCTGGTGGCTCTGGTCGTTTGTTTGTCATGTTTGCTGACTGTTCACAGAACTGGGATGCGTTAATTGATATGCAGAAGGCTTCTTTCGGTATCATTAACCAATTCGGTGTATGGACTGAGCAAAACTTGTGGAAGAAGATGGATGAGTCTGCTTCACAGTATAGCATTGCGATTGTAGGCGATTTGCAGTCTGTCGCAGAAAATATGGCCAACAACTATAACGCTCCAGCAAGCATCTTGCTTTGTGCTAACTCAGCAAAGGTAAAGACTGCTACTGGTGAAGATAGCACAATCGTTTGGAGTGAAATCCCAACTTGCGTAATTGATGCTCGCTACGTCACAGTTCTGTTGGGTCAAGGTCTCGACAGCGATGTATCTGCAATGCAGATTGCGCTTGAATCAAAGACTCCAGTAGGTACTGTAGGTGCTGCTCTTGGTTGTTTAACCCAAGCAAGTGTGGCTGAATCTATCGGTTGGGTACAGCACTTCGACCTCATCAATTACTTCCCAGATGTTGAGTTTGGTTTTGGTAACGCAGAGGTTGTTGACTCTAAGCTGACTAACTCTACCAAGTATTCTTCATTGTCACAGATTCAGCTGGACAATCTTGAAGAGTTGGGCTACGTATTCCTCGTTAAATATGCGGGTCTTGAAGGTCATGTGTATTTCTCTGGAGATTCTACTTGTTCAAATGGTGACTATCGCACTATTGCTCGTAACCGAGTAATCAACAAGTCTCGTAGGTCTGTTCGTGCAGCTTTACTCCCTTACGTAAACTCTCCAATCAAAGTTGATCCAGCAACCGGCTACCTTTCAACTGCTCAGATTACAGTATTCACTAATCTGATTACTGACATTCTGAACGCGATGGTAGCAGCTGAGGAAATTAGCGGTATTGGTGCTGTCACCATTCCAGCTAATCAGAACATCTTGCAAAATGACACGCTGATTATTCAGTACACGATGGTTCCTATTGGAACTGCTAAAACTATTAAGGTAACTGAAGGTCTTGTATTAAAGCAATAAGGTAAATGGCAACAATAGTAAATAACGTAGCCTACTCTTGGGCAATGATTGAGTTGACCGCACCTGCTTTGACTGGTTCAAGCAATGCTAACCCAACGATTTTACAGGGTGTTTCTGGTATCAAGTGGAATATCAAGCGCAATGTGAAGACCAACTATGGTTTGGGTGGCGAGCCTGTAAATAGAGGATTTGGAAACCGTGAATATACGGCATCAATCACTATGGACTACAATACACAGGTGCAGTTGCGAGCTTTGAAGGGCACTCTAATGGCTCTGGGCGAGTTTGACTTAGTGGTTTCTTGGGCAAACGAGTTGGGCACAGATGATTGGACCACTGAAACCGTAACATTGAAAGGATGTCTTTTCACTGAAGACGGCATGGAGGCCAGTCAGGATGATACCAACATCACAAAGGAGTTTGACCTCAATCCATTCAAGATTATTCCAAGCACTTCTGCTCAATAATCGTTCCATAATTGTTAGATAAAGTGTTTATCGTGATGGGTGGGTATGAAAATATCCACCCATTTTTCAAACCACTAAGCAACACATACACTATTCATTATAAAACATTCACAAATTTATCGAGAATATTATGGAAAGAGACGAAGTATTGGAAGTAAATCAGGTAGAGATTACTCCTGAAGTTCAGAAGGAAATTGAGAAAACCGTAGCATCGTTGAAAGAAAAGGATTCAAAGCTACGTGTAGTGTACCCTATTTGCGTAGAGGGTGGTGATTATGACGAGAAACCGCTTTATATCGGCTATTTCCGTCAGCCTTCATTCCAGGCATTCAGTAAGTACCTTGCTGCTGCACAGAGCAATCAGGCTGTCGCAATGCGTAATCTGGCAAAGGACTGTTTCTTGGGTGGAGATCAAGACCTTGTAGATGACGATTCACTGTTCCTCTTCGGTTTGATGGGTCAGTTGACTAAGATCATCGAAATGCGTCATGGTAAGTTAGTAAATTTATCAAAGCCTGGGAAGTAAAAGACGATGACTATTTAAGGCACAAACTTATCTTAATCAAGCACTATTTCCCAGGGACAGATGTTGACAGTTTAAGTGATGAAGAATTTGCTATAATGGCCAATGACGCAGAATGGTTGGATGCCCACCAACTACGTACACAACAAGCAAACACACTTGGGCTTCTTTCATAACATCTCCTTTTTGCCCCATTGCCTCTTTCTTGGTAATGGGGCATTCTTTTATTAACCAAAATGTTCTCGTAGGCTCTATTCTTCAGAAACATAATTCAATAAACAATGGCAGAAAATTATGTAGTAAATTATGACATAAATGTCCGGTCACAAGCGGCGATACAGGCACTTACCAACTTTCAACAGGCAACCAACAAGTTGTCTCAGGCTGGCAAGCAACTTACCGCCTTTCAGAAGAAGATAGAGGCCGTGACAAACAAACTCAATCAGATGTCTCGCAAGGCACCTGTATTGGATATTGCCACATCTAAGGTGAACAAGAAATTGGATGCTACTATTGCTAAACTGGAGAAGATTCATCGTTTGGCAAAGAAAACTGCTGCATTAAATGTCACTACAGGTGCGGCACCTGCTGGTAGCACTTCAGGTGGTGGTAAGACCTCCAGTTCACGTTCTCGTAGTGGAGGCGTAATTACTTCAGGAAGATCATCGCGTACTTCAATAAAGCCATACGCTATGTCTGGCAACCAAGTCTATAATACACTTGGACATACTATGATAGATACTGGCGGTATTGGTGCGTTAGATTTTGTTAAGGGTATGGGTATTGCTTATGGTATTACTGGCCTTGGTTCATTGATAGGAAGCACTATTAAGGAAGCCACCGAGTATGACAACCTTATGGCAACTGCCCGTAATATTCTGCGTACCCATGATAGAGATCCACAATCATTTGCACAACGCTTTGCACAGATGGAGCGTATTGTGCGTGATGTTGGTGTCAAAACAAAGTTTACTGCACCGCAAGTAGCAGATGCAAGTAAATTCTTGGCTATGGCTGGTTTTGATGTAGAGGCAATTAATAAATCAATTGCGCCAATTGCTGATATTGCGTTGGTCGGTGATACAGATTTGGGTGAGACGGCTGACGTTGTTACCAATATTATGACTGGATATGGCATTGATCCCAGTCAGGTAAGGCGTGCTGCTGACATTATGACCATGACCTTTACAAAGTCAAATACAACTTTGCTTGAAATTGCAGAAGCGTATAAGTATTCTGCGAGCCTTTTGTCTGCTGGTGG